GAGGGGTCAACTCTGCGTCGACCACTGCCATGAAACGGGAGCCATTAGGGGATTGCTGTGTAACCACTGCAACACCGCCATTGGCAACCTTGGAAGTGTCGAGGCTGCAATGGCAGCCGCAGAGTACCTCAAGCTTCATTCTGGACAGGGTACTGAGCGTTGAACCTGCGGGCCAAGATGAAGTTTTCGATGTCCAAATAGAGCGCACCGAGAACTTCATCGCCAATGGCCTGGTTAGCCATAATACCAGATGGCACGAAGACGACCTGACGGGTCGCGTGCTTGACCAACTCGCCCACGAAGGCTGGCGCATCACCAACTTCCGCGCCATCGCCGAGGTCGACGAATACAGCCAGATCGACGGCAGGCTTCTGCGGCGCGCTGGTGAGGCGCTCCACCCCGCACGCCGCCCGTTACCCGCCCTTGAGCAGATCCGCGCGACGCTTGGACCGACGCAGTTCAGCGCCCTTTTCCAACAGCGCCCCGTCACCCCCGGCGGCGAGATCTGGCGTCGTGACTGGTTCCGACACTACGCGACCCTGCCCGACCGCTTTGACGAGGTCGTTCTCTCCGCTGACTTCTCAGCCGGATCGACCAGCAACGACGCATCCTTCCCCGTCATCCAAGCATGGGGCAAGAAGGGGCCAGACCTCTACCTCCTTGAAGAGTTCCGCCGCCGCTGCGACTACCCCGCACAGCGCGCCGCGCTCGTGGCGATGGTTGGCCATCACCAGCCTCGCAAGGTCTTGGTCGAAGACGCCGCGCACGGCAAAGCCCTCATCCAAGAGCTACGCCCGACCATCCCGCAGATCACCCCCGTCCCCGCCGTCGGGAGCAAGATCAGCCGCGCGCACGCCGCCGCCGCCAGCATCGAACAAGGCCGCGTCTGGTTACCCATGCCCGACCGCGAGCCATGGGTGCGCGACTGGTTGACCGAGGTCACGACGTTCCCGGCTGCCGCCAATGACGACCGCGTTGACGCCGCAGGCCAAGCCATCCGCACCGTGCTCCATAACCCCCGCGGCTCCGGGTTCGGGAGCGTCGCATGAACATCGGCGCAACCTTCTACAAAGCCGCCGCCTACCTCAACCCAGCGCGTTGGTTCAGCAGCCGCCCCAAAGCCCTACCTGCCCCCTTCGAGCGCAAGTCCGGCGGCGACGTACCCGACGATCCCGCTTGGACGTTTACGTTTTCGACAGGTGCTGAACCTGCGGACAGCCTCATCGCATCGCACTGGGTCTATGCCTGCGCCAAAGAGATCGCGACCCTCGCCGCCACCATCCCTCTCAAGGTCTACCGTCGCGGCACCAACGGCTACGCCCCCGTCAAAGACGATGACCTCTTGGCGAAGCTCATCGCCCGCCCCGCAAAAGGCTGGACGTATGCGCGGTGGATGGAGGCGAACGCCTATCACCTCACGCTGACGGGCCGCACCTATCTCGAAAAGTACAGGACGCGAGCCTACGGGAAGTCTGCGATCTACAACAAAGGCATCCCCACCGAGCTGTTCCCATTTCACGCAGGCGAGTTTAAGACCAGCGTGGACAAGGACGACCGCCGCAGCCCCGTCAAATCTTACAAGCCAAAGCGCGGCAACAAGGCCGAGGTGTCCCCCGAGGACATGATCTCGGTCGCCTACATCCGCCCCGGCAAACCCGGCGAAGCGTTCGCGCCCGTCGAGGCTGGGCAAGGCGAGATCGCCACCGACGCGCGCGCCGCTGCATGGCAGCGCCACAGCCTCGCCAACGACGCCGTCCCCGCAGGCATCTTTAAAGCTCGCGACCACATGAGCGACCCCCAGCACGACGAGCTGGAGGCGCACATCGGCAAGAAATGGGCGGGCATGAAAAACGCCCGCCGCCCCATGCTCATCAGCGGCGACGTGGATTGGATTGCGCTCGCGCGTAATGCCGTCGAGATGGATTTGATCGCAGGCCGCAACGCCACCAAAGGCGGGATCTGCGCCGTGATGGGCGTGCCGTCGGTGATCTTCGACCAGGCCGCACAGACCTACGCAAACCTCTCCACCGCGAACGTGATGCTGGCGACGCATACCGTTTTGCCGCTGGTCAATCGCATCGTCGATCAGCTCAACGTCGAGCTCGCCCCAGAGTTCGGCGACGACTACTGGATCGGCGTGGACCTCGAAGCCGTGGACGCCCTGCTGCCTTTGCTCCTGGAGCGGTGGACGGTCGCGAAGATCGCGCGGGAGTTCGGCGTGCCGGTGTCGCAACTCACCGAGACCTTCCGCCTCAACATCAAGCCTTTCCCTGGTTGGGAGGTCGGTCTCACCGCCGCTGGCCAAGTGTCGATCGAGGAGTTCACGGCGGGCGGCTCACTGGCCGACGACGGAGGTGTGGCGTGAACATGCTTCGCCTCTACCCCATCCCCCAGCCCATCGAGGTCCGCGCTGCTGGCAAAGTGCTCATCGGCGCCGAAGCCGAGGGCGCGCTCAAAAGGTACCTGCGCAAAGCCGAGCCAGGGCTGCGTTCGTGGACCACCACCACATGGACGCAGTTCGCAAAAGAAATCACGACCACCGAAATCAACACCATCGCCCTCACCGGCGATCTCCCTGCTGAGACAGCCGCCCGCCTCGAAGCGCAATACACGACCTACATCAACGAGAACGTTGCGCCCCGGTGGAAACAAGCGATGGCCGCAGGCTCCAAGCTCGCCCCCGCGAACGTTCGTGAACTGCTCACCGCCGACGTCATCAACGAATGGGCTGAGCGCAGAGGCGAAACGCTATTCAAAGGCTTGATCGACGTGCAGCAGCGCGCTGTGTCAGCCCTTGTGCGCGCTGCAACCACCACCAACCCGCTCGACCAAAAGACCCTCGCGTCGCTGATCCGCCCTATCCTGGGGCTGAAACAGCAGGACGTGAACGCGCTCCTCGAAGCGCAGAAGCTGCTCGCTGCAAAGGGGCTCAACCTCGACACCCAGCGCCTGCGCCTGGAGCAGATGGCGAACCGCCGCCAAGCCGTCCGCGCAGAACGCATCGCCCGCACCGAACTCGCAAGCGCCTTCAACGGCGGGACGCAAGTGACGATGGAGCGGGCCGAGGCCAGCGGTGCATTTGAGGGCAAGCTCGTCCGCGTGTGGCGCGCGCAGCGCGGTAATTCGTGCGCTGTGTGCGGGAAGCTGAACGGAAAAGAAACCAACATGAAAGACCCGTTCGACGGGAAATACAACATACCGCCCGCTCACCCATCGTGTCGGTGCGTCGTGCTTTATGAGGAGCGCCCCCGTGGAGCTTGAGCGAAAGTTTATCAACTTCAAGGCGGAAGACGTGGACCTCGAAAAGCGAGAGATCACGGGCTACGCCTCAACCTTCGAGAGCGACTCCCGCTACGACAGCTACGGCGACGTCGTGCGCGCCGGTGCGTTTTTGGAATCTATCCAAAAGCACGAGTCCGGCGAGCGCCGCATCAAGCTGCTTGAGGAGCACCGCAGCCCCATCGGTCCCGCGCTCCAATTGAGAGAAGACACAAAGGGGCTGTGGATGAAAGCGCGCGTCAGCAAGACCGTGCGCGGCGACGAGGTGTTGACTCTCATCCAAGATCAAGTGCTTGAGGCTTTTTCCATCGGCTTTATTACGCGCGGATGGGAGCAATCAAGCACCCTGACCAAATGGGGATACCCGGTCAGGATCATCACAAAGGCCGAGCTTTACGAGGTCAGCGTTGTCGCTTGGCCCGCAAATGAGTTCGCCAAGATCGAAGAAATCCGCAGCCAGAAAGCTGCTGAAATCGAACAGGCTGCGCGCGCCGCCGCCAATCAATCCATCGAAGACCTCAAAAACCTGGCGCGCCACTTCGAGGTGTCCGCCGCCCGCCTGTCCCTTGACTGTCACGCGCTCGTGACGTTGCGCTCGGAGTGAATTAAATATGTCCGCAGAAATGACCCAAGCCCTTGCCAAGATCGACGAGACCCGCGCCGAACTCACCAAAGAGTTCAAAGGGCTTTTCGAGCGGTTCGAAAAAGAATTGAAGCGAGCCGAACCCAGCACCGAACTCACGAACCTCTCCACCCGCATGGATAAAGAGGTTGCGCCGAAACTGGCGATGCTCGATGCGATGGAGAAATCCATCAAGGACACGCAGGCCGCCGTCGCCGAAATTGAAAAGAGCCGCCAAGCAAAAGGCGACAAAGCCAGCTTCACCTCCCGCCCCGGTTCGCGCCCTGGTCGCAGCCTCGCGCTCGAAGCCCTCAACTCCGAGAAAGCCAAGCGCTGGAGGGAGGCTGGGGAGGCCGGAGGCGCTGGCAAGTTGACCGTCAACGTCAAGCACATCTGGACCCCCGGCGAAATCCGCAGCGCCCGCGGCTACGGTGCGCGCAACCTGTCCCAAAAAGCCGACGCGCTGACGTGGGACGGCGACAGCGTGGGCGACGGCGTGACCCCTCAATACCGCGAGGGCATCATCGAGATCGCTCAGTATCTACCCATCCTGCGCAAATACATCCCGATCATGACCACGACCGCGACCGACTCGGTCAAGACCGACGTCGAGAAATACGACCGCGAATTGGCGGGCAAGCTCACCGCAGACAAGAACATCGGCTCCACATCGTTCGTGCTCGATTACGTGGACGGCTGGAGCGCGACGCCTCCGTTCAATAAAATCATCTTGAACAACGGCAGCTCGTTTGAAGAGTTGACGATCCAGAGCGTGACCGCCGCCACCAAGACCATCGTCACCACCACCCCCAGCACCATCGCGATGGTCACAGGCGATCACGTCTACGGCCCCGCGTTCGTGCCAATCGCCGAAAGCAAAGCCGCCGCGCGCATGTACAACGTCATCGAGGACAAGACCTTCGACATCGTGAAGCTGTTTGCGTCGGTGAAGATCACCCTCGAAAAACTCCGCGACATGCCTGGGTCCGAGGACTTCATCAACCGCCGCCTCTTGTCCAAGCTCGCGAAGAACTCCGACCTCAACATGCTCTACGGCCCCGGCGGAACCGGGAACATGGCTGGGTTCTTCTCGAACTCGGCAGTCGAGAAGCTGACGCGCACAGGTGCGACGACCTACCTCGACCACATCACCGACGCCATCTACGCCTGCAAGCTGCGCCACTACGAGCCCGACGCCTCCCTCTGCTCAATCCCCGTCCACAAGGGCATCAACCAGCTCAAAGGTAGCGACGGCCACTACATCGTGTGGCGCGACACCGCGACCGGGATGCCGATGGTGTTACGCAGCATCCCGCTGGAATCCACCGCCGCTCTCCAAGCAAACCACGGTCTCGTCGGTGCGTTCGGTGTGGGCGCGACCTTCTACCTGCGCGAAGACGCCGAGGTCGAGATCGGCTTGAACGGCGACGACTTCACCAACGACGAGCGCACGGTGATCGGTCGCGAGCGCGGCACCTTGGCGACCCACTCGCCCGCCGCGTTTGAATGGACCGTGTTCTGATCTCCCTCCCCTCTAATTCCCCCACCTCAACCACCGCACTCCGGCTGCCCTCCGCAGGGCAGTCTCTCTAGGGAGACAAGACACAATGGCCGTACCAGCATCACCCCGCGCGCTACTCAACGAGATCCCAGGACAGGATCTCGCGGGCCGCTCGCGAGAGTCCGTCACGGGACTCACCCCCATCCGCGCCGAATCCTACCAGGACCTCGCTCGCTACCTCGTCTGTTACATGGGTTGCCGCGTCCTCGGCGCCCTCAACACGGGCGGCATCTCCGCCAACGGCGGCACCATCAACACCACCGCCATCCAAATCGACCTCACCACCTGCGACGTGTTGCTCGGCGGTCGCCCCTACCGCATCGCGGCCCTCAACGATCAACCCATCTTCGGGTCGGGCGCATGGGAACGCACCATCGACCTCTTGGGGCAGGCCGAAACCATGCCCAGCGCCGAGGGTAAGACCCTTGAGGGCGCACTGGTCGCGGTGCTCGTGGACGGCGCGGCGGTCCTCTACTTCGTGTGCGGCGCCGAGGCCAACGATGGCGTTCAGGTTGCGCCGACCGAAGCGCAGATCCAAACCGCCCTCACCTTGGCCGCCATCGAAGACCGCGACCCCACAGTCGGTCTCATTCTCACGCGCATCAAAGTCGCGCGCGGCGCAACCACCACCATCACCCTCACCCACGGCGACCCTGCGGCGACCGCGTCCTTAGCCCTTGAGCGGCACCACGGCTGCGTCTGGCCCGAATACAACGCCGATGGCCTCACCATGCCGAGCGTTGCCTAATGGCCACTTGCGTCGCCACATACACCTGGGCCGCTTACGAGGTGCGTCTTCGCGCCCGCCTCGGCGTGGCTTCGGGGTCAGAGGATGCCCTCAAAGAATTGCTCGCGTCGGCTGCTGAAGCCGCAGATCAATACATGGGCAACCCCTTTGACGGCACCACCGACATCTCGCCGGAGGTCCATCCCATCACGATATGGGGCGGGCTTGTGGCTTGGATGACGGTGATGTGGCGGCTCGGGCCTGGTGCAAGTGGCGCAGGTGCAGGCATGACGCCTGGGCTGGTGGGCGTGACGACTGGATCGCTCACCGAGAATTACGCGGCGGGCGCAAACGGCAAGGGCTTATCACCTGACGAGGCGGCGCTTGATGCTGCTCGCGGCAAGTGGTGGCCCTACAAATTAAAAGTGTGGAGGTAACAGACGATGCCTCCACAACGCGACGCAAACGGGCGCTTTTTGAAGAAGGGCGCACAGCCCACGACGCTCCCACCTGGGGGCTTCGTCGATAAAAATGGCCGAGTCCGAAACGCCAATGGTCGCTTTGTAAAGGGCGGCGGCGGGGGCGGCGGTGTGCAGATCACCGACCGCGACGGCGGAATGAAAGCCTTGCAGGACTGGCACAAGCGGAACAAAGACGGCGCGCATATCGACGTTGGTTTTTTCGCGGAAGGCATCGCGACCTACGCGGCGGCCAATGAGTTTGGGACCGCCACAATTCCAGAGCGGTCGTTTATCCGCAGCACCTTCGATGAGGAAACCCCCAAGCTCCAGGCCATGCTGGACGCCGCCGTGATCCGAGCGCAGGAAAAGAACATCGACTTGGTGGACGCCCTAATCGCCCCCGCGAATTATTTACGCACCGCCATCATCAACAAAATACAAAGCGGCATCGACCCAGCCAACGCCCCCAGCACGGTCGCGCGCAAGGGCTATAACGCCCCCCTCGTCCACACGGGGCAAATGCAGCAGGCGCTCTCCTGGCGCACATCCGCT